TTATTTCCCTGCATGTAAACATTAGTATAGAAATCCAAATTAAACTCCGTACATAAGCATCATAGCATCATAGGCGCAATCATGAATAGGATTGTGCTTGATTACATTGTGTCGTTTGAATGTTGGATGATCAACATCGCAGTAACCGTTCTTAGCTGTGGTAGATAAACAATCAACTGCTGTTCTGACATCACGCCAGTTATTATACGGGAAAATAAGTTCTTCGTCAATCTTCTTACATAGCGAGTCAATAATAACTTGATCGAAAGAACCTCGAGACCATACGGTATGATCACGACCATGCTTTGCGACATATTCTTTTAGAATGCGAATACCTTCTTGCGGTGTTAGATCTTGCGGAGTTGGGTCAAAAGAAGTAGCACGAATAGAAGGATGAATCTTATCCCACCATTCTAATGTGTCTTTAGAGATTGATCTGTTAAATTCTCTCGCTTGCAGTTTAGAATTAAACTTAACAAAGCATGCGTTGTTCAACATGGTTTCATAATCGACACCTTGTTGAACGAAGATCAAAGCAGCAGAAAGAACAACAGCAGTAGACTCAGCGTCTAGTGTCTCTATATCAAAAATGTACATGATAACTCCAATGAGAAATGCCTCAAGTATTATTATACCTGAGGCATTAATAAAAAGCAAATGTATTATTGCACTTTTGCAGCACTTAGAATTTGAGCAGCTTCTTCCTTTGTAAGAATTTCTAAACCACTACCAAAAAGTCTGCTGTATTCATTGATAAGTTTTTCAGCTGGCTCACACTCAGCAGCAATACTTGTCCAAAATACTTTGACTCTTCCATCTTTTGCAAAAGGCATATATGGTGCCATAACACCATCAGTCTTACCATCTGCTGTGCTCTTCAAGAAGATAATAGCAGGGTTGACTACTGAAAGATATTCAGGTGCTGTGCCTGCGGTATCATCTTCTTTTGCAATTAATACATCACCATTAATTAATCTAAATGTTCTTACGTTCATATGTTCTCCTGTGCAATTAACCATTCGACCCATTCGCTCGCTTCTACATAATTAACGAACTGCTGGATCAATACCTTGTCAGCATCATAAACATGCTGAGCTACCACCATGACAAACTTGTCATTGAATACGGATACCTTCAACAGCCAAGATGCTCTTCGCACAAGCTGATAAGATACTAGATGTTTGTAGATACGTGATTTCATCATACTTCTATTTAGTATGATGAAGTGGGGAGTTTCCTCCCCACCAGATTTATTTTTGATTTGGATTTGTTGGAGTCTTTCCGTTTACCCAATCCCAATCATCATCTGTCATAGGAAGCCAATTACAACCTTTCTGATAAATCATCTTTTTCCTTTTCTGTTAAAAGTTGTTTATCAGTTTTCTTCGCTTCACCTTTTTCTGCAATATCAATTTTCTGTGGCTTCTTATGCTCAGGAATAATACGCTCAAGAGCAATCTTCAACATACCATTAATTAATTCTGCACCTTTGATCTCTACTTGATCATTCAGCGCAAAGGTATGTGTAAAGTTACGAGTAGCGATTCCCTTATGCAACCACTCTAGTGCTGTGTTATCTTCATTTGCCTTACCTTTAACAATTAGTTTGTCATCAGCAAATTCGATTTCTAGTTCCTGTTTTGTGAAACCAGCAACAGCCATCTCAACAACATACTTATTTTCTGCTGTCTTCTTGATATTGAATGGTGGATAGTTTGGAACATTTTTGGTCAGATCGTCATGCATTTTTGCTAGACGATTGAATTGATCATCGAAACCGACAAAGAACTTGTCGAAATCTTTGAACTGAGGGTGTAACATTGTATCTGGTAGCCATTTGTGTACCATAATAGTCTCCTTATTAAGCGAGTTATAAAATTACTACCCCGAAGGCGTAGCAGTTTAAATAGTCGGCTTTTAACGTAGTTACCGACCAACTACGTTCCCATCCCGATTGGGATCAGATTTATTTAGCGATTTGCGATATACATTGTAATCTCAAATCCAAAACGCATATCAGTAGCTACTGGTTTTGTCCACATAATTATCTCCTTGGTTAATTGTCCGAACTGGACAATAATACTTATCCCTACTGTGGCGATAAGTCCCTAAGGATTTTCATTAAAAACTCATAAATTATTTAGCGTTTTTTTCCGATATTATACTTAGGAACTAATTCCCATTCATCTTTTTCTTTATGCGTAACTACTTTAATCTGCGACAAAGATGCTTTCGGCTCTGACTTAGATGGTAGCATAATCTTTAACAAACCCCAATCTTGCAAAAGACCAGCAATAGTATTGCGTCTCTCAACATCATTGGATGTAATGTTAGATTCTTTACCGTCTAGAGCGAACAGCTCTTTAAAGTGCACAATAAAGTACCTGCCCTGCTTATGTAAGATATGGCAAGACTGGTATAATTTTTTATCTTTACGGGAAGCGATACCAATACGAGTTAGAGTCTCTCTAACCTTCAGGAAATTGTCTGGTTCTGGTAGGGTCACTTCTAGCATGGACTCTGGAGTCCAATCGTAATAAACCATTTCAACACTCATGATTTTCCACCCTTATATAATTTTTCTTCTATTTCTTTCAGTTGATCATCCGTAAGTATGCTCATAGCAACTTTCGCCTTTTCATCAGAATACTTAAAATATTCTTTAACTAAGGAGAAGTGTTTACCTAATTTTTCCTTTTCGTTCCATTTGGAAAAACGCTTCTTCTTAACTACACTATTTAGTAAAAACGAAAATTGCCATTCTGGTGGAATCTGTGAGTACTGGTTTACTACATTAGCATATGCTACAGTGTCTACAAAGTAAGACAAGCCCCTGTTAATGATAAAGGCACTCTTCTTGTAGTCCTTGGAAGCCAAAGAATCCTTCTTTAGCAAGTCCTCCTTTGTGTAGGAAATAGCGTTAATAAAGTCAAATGGATTCATGATAAGTTCTCTAGGACTTCTTTTTCTACAATAAATTTAGTATTGGGATAACGCTTAACCATGGCTTCCAGCAAAGAATCTCTGGTGTTACCCTGAGCGATAAACTCATCGGTGTCATAGTTATATGCGAAAAGGAATCCCTGCTCTTTTTCGAAGTATATACGGACTATCTCCTGGTCATCCTGGTGCTCTTCCATCTGATTGAGCATTTTCCTGACTTCATTCTTTGCAGTCAGTTCTCGTAATGCCCAACCAAGTTTATAGCACATCCAACCATAGAGTAGGATAAGTAATAGATCTAAGACGTTCATTTGAATTTGCAATTTACCATTAGTTCAGTCAACGCTGCCATCATATTTATTTCCTGATCAGCTACGAAAGCAGACTTGTACTGATAGTCTGCTAGGGTTACCACTAGCTGAGGGATAGATGATGGATCCATAATCTCAATTGCTTTGTCATAAAGATTACGGAAAATATGGGCAGTTCCCATATCAGCATTCTTACCAACCCAACGACGAATGTCTGTATACTTCTTCGTCTTTAGTAAATCTACAAGTTCTTTAAATGATTCATCACTAACATTCAGAAGAATACCAGAATCAATCTTACCTGAAACTGAATAACGCTGAAGTTCATTCAGAGTTCTACGGAAGTCTGGGAAATGTTTTGTGACGAGTTCAGCTACAACCTTAGAGTCAAACTCTACCTGTTCAGAAGATAGAATGTCAACAATACGCTTATAGAAAGCAGCTGCGATCTTTGGCTTCTCGCCATTGTCGATTTTAAAATCAACATTAATGCAGCGAGACTGAAGAGCATCAAGAAGACGATGCTTAAAATTACAAGTAAAGATGAAGCGGCAATTGCCAGCAAACTCTTCAATAAACGCACGCAATGCAGGTTGTACTGAGTCGGCATTCATATAATCAGCCTCATCAATAATAACAACCTTCTTTGCTTCTGTCAAAGAAACAGTTGAAGCAAAAGATTTAATAACAGTTCGGAGAGTGTCGATAGAACGACCTTCGTCCGAACCATTAATCATCAGATACTCTGCGCCGACTTCATCACATAATGCTTTTGCTACAGTTGTTTTACCAACACCAGCAGTTCCACTAAAAATAAAATTAGGAAGTTCACCACTGGCGATGAACTCCTTAAATGTTTTCTTCAGCGATTCTGGTAAAATACAATCATCAATTTTCTGCGGACGATACTTCTCCACCCACAAATAGTGTTCCATAATGTTCACCTTCTTCAAGTTTGTTTAATCTAGATTTTTCTACCTGAGTATCATGACAAACTATGCATATATCACGAACATCGTTAGGGTGTTTACGATCTCTCTTTGACTTTAGATAGAACTCAGTTGATGTTGGTTTATGTGTTTTACATGACTTACACCAACTGAGCATTCTGGTCTCAGAGCCAAATAAACTAGCAACGAAAGAGTCTTTAGGAACTTCTCTGAAGACTCTAGAAGTGTTTTCTGTTCTCTTATGCGTCATAATATAATCAAGGAATTTATTCGAATGTAGAATCTGCCTCAACTGCAACAAAATAAACCAAGTC